TGTTCATTCGAAGATCCTTGTAGAAAAAAGGGATTTAATGCCATAATTATTAACCAATAAGATCAAAAGGTGGAAGTTCATAGTCAGTAGACATTCTTTGCCTTATTTCATCCAACTCCCTCTGCCCATCCTCATAAATTGCTCTACCATTTAATTCAACACCACCAGGAAGTTTTACTCCTTGGAACTTAATTAAATTTTGTCCCCACTGTTTTTTAATTGCGGCAGTTAGATATTTCTTAACAAAACTATCATTATATACATTAGAGAAAGTTTCTGGATCTAATGCCCTTTCACAGTCAATTACTAAATAATCACCTAAAGACATGGCTTGCCAATCTATATCAAGATAAAGTCTATTCTGCCTTTTATTAAATCTTATCTGCTTGTCTGTTGTTAAGAGATGATCAATATCTTCAAGATAAGTTTTTGTCATTGCATAAGTTAGCAAATCAACAGAGTTGAAATAATATAAGTCATTGAGGAACAATTGATATTTGATACTAAACATTCCACCAGATATCGAACTAGTGTCAAACTTAAATATCTTATTGATACCAATTACACTGTCTGGAATTTCTAAAAAATTAGTAGTTTCTTCAAAATTTGAAATGACTGGACTTGAAGGTGCCGGTCCAGATACTGCTGAAGTGGCTGCAATTCCGACACCAGATAACCCAGTTGCTCTTCCTCTGTCTAAATCATCCTGAGTTATTTCATGCTTCAAATACGTTCTTACAACACCATCAAAGTGCCTTTCCTGGAAGTATTGAATAGTATCATCCAAAAGATCATCAACTTGCTCATCTGCTACATTGATTTCAAGAACAGGTGCTCCTAGTTGTCTGAGACAGTATTCTTTAAGTTCTTCTCTGGTAGTCGGTTTTGCCATTAGTAGATACCTCCGTCAATAAGTCCAGCCTCAAATGTTCCTGCAACAAAAACATCACTTGAAAAAGTTGAAATTCCAATGAATGTAGATAATCCAGATACTGATAAATTTGATAAAGTAGTAGATCCATTCACATCAAGTAATGTACCTACAGTAGCAATACCACTTACATTCCAATTTCTTGCAGTTGCTTCATCATAAACAATATCATCACTAACATATAGATCACCTCCAACATAAAGATCTCCACCAGTAGTAGTTATTCCTCCAGCAGATGCCAGTGTTGTGATACCAACAGACTGGAATGTTGAATTTACTACTAAACTTAAAATATCAACTGCAGCATTAATATCTACCTGCGATGAAAATGTTGCAATACCGGCAACACTAATACCTTCACCAATATTAACTTGCTTTGCAATTCCAACACCACCATTGACAACTAATGCACCAGTTGAAGTTGAAGTTGATTGTGTAGTATTGGAAAATGTTACAATTCCTGTAATATTTAATGACGAATCAATAGTATCCGTCATGTAGAATGTTTCTGTGGCAAGATCCCATACCAGGATCATACCATCTTCATTCTTCCTTACTGAATTTACATCACTTAAATTTACTAATCGTGTTGGGGGTGTAGTAGCATTAGATAAAACTCGAACTACATTTGATGGTCCGACTCTAGCTTTTATATTTGGCATTACCTAGTTACTCCTGGTCTTACTAGTGCAGCTCCTTCTACTAATTTAAAAACACCACCACTACTATCTGTTGCCTTAACATCATAAACATATCTACCTTCTTTTAAAGTAGATGTTAATGTTGATCCTAGTGATACTTTAACTTGTCCATTAGTTGGAGTTGTTGCAGTAGTTGCTAGTGAAACTGCTGTTGTAGTGGTATATGTTTTTCTAATTTGAGCTTCTATAGTATATCCTGTTAAATTTAAAGCTGCATTAGTATTGGAGTCTTCTAGAGCAAAAGTAGTATCAAAATCAAACCCCTGTTCAATTACTATATTTGATACATAAACCGCCATTATCTTATGATGATAATATACCTATAGCTATTTATATTAATTATTTTGGCTAGTTATTTTTCAGAAATTCTTTGAGAAGAGATTTGATTTCATCAATATCTTTTCTCATGTCTTCCAGTTCTTCTTTTTGAGATTTTTGTTTTTCTATTTTCTTCAGTCTCTGATTATATCCAATCGTATCATAACTCAAAATTGCTCCAGTATCCTCATCCCGATAGAGATGAGGATGATCTTTAACTTTAGATAACTTCATTTCAATGCTAGAGTTCTAAGATCTCTAATAATCGGATAATTTGCTTGATCTGTCGATGACATTACGACCTTAATTCTGTATCCACTAAAATCTTCAAGATCATTTGCAGTAAATTCGTACTCCAAATACTGTCCCTTTTCACTTGCTGGAACTCTAACATCAGGTTTTCCATCGTTAAGAGATTCATTTACAACTTTCAAAGAACCTTCGGAAGTTAATTCCAAATTATCAAATCCTGGGAAGAGTTCAAATTCCTGTTCAACTTCAGTAGAATCATCTCTAATCAAACTATACAGAACTCTAATGTCTGCTGGATTGGGTCTATAAGCAGTCAATATAACTTTGAGAGATGATGCTGGTTGTGCTAGATTTATTGTATTAGAAACATAAACTGCTTCATGTGGATCATTATTAATAGAATTTGTAGATGAATCTGTAGCATAATTCGTTACTGGACTGTTAATATTGTCCGAAATAAATTCTATTGCAGAATCATCTAAGAAAATCATTGGTGAGAGATTTTCATTAGTAGTATTAAGTGTTACTGTAGAATTAAAAGATCTCTTTCCAGATACATTATTAAATGCAGATTGATTCAACTCATTCACCCTGGAACATACCATACGAACAGAATCTAGATCATTTTCTTGATTTGGAGTTACTGAATCTACCGTATTTTGTAAATTGAAGGATACTTCACTTCCATCCATACTAGTTCCTGATGTGGTTCTAATATTTGCAGATATTGAAGTCTGTCTACCTGGTGATAAGATATTGAATCTTGGATTAATTCTATTAAATATAATATTCTCAGATGCCTTAATTTTTTTACCACCACCAATTAATTCATTTGTAAATGATGCTTGTGGATATGATACAGTATCTGTTGCTCTATCAAGTCCTATTGCTTTCCCTTCAATAGTAGATGTTGCACCTCTATCAACCTCAACATAGTATGAATTACTTTCAATTCCAGTATCAGAAATATCATAAACTACATTATTAATTCTTCTCAATGAAATTCCATTTAACTCATACTTCATAACTCTATCACCGATTTCATGTGTTTCGGCAATTCCTTCAACAGATCTTGCTGAAATGGTCAGTTGATTTGAAGATGCTGCAGTATATCCAATAATTTCGTCACCAATCTTAACGTATCCTATATTTGTGGCACTGACTGCTTGACCTTCAAAAGTTTCAAAGATTGTAGAATCATCAACTTGAATTACTCCAGAAGCACCCGTAGTAACAAGAAGTTGTGAGGTCAGTGTTGTTGGTGATGTATCAGAAACAACGTCATTCAATTTCAATTTATTATTATTTGCATACATTCCATGATTGAAATGCTGAACTTGCAGATAATTTCCAGAATAAATTCCACCTTCTTCAGTTGCACTTAAAACATCTGTGTTTGCAAGAGAAACCTTAACGTTAGAATTATTATAGTATACTAAATCACCAGTTGGAATAGATCCCTGAACATTAGTGAGACGTAGAGTATCGATATCGCCACTAGCAGTAACTGTAATAACTGCATCTCTACCTGTCTGACTACCGGTATTTGCGAGTGCAACAATATCACCACTATTATATCCAGTTCCTGCAGAAACAACCGATATTCCAGTAATAGTACCAGAAGCATCAACACCAGAAACATTAAGGGTTAATCCACTACCACTACCAAATACATTGGTTGTAGATCTTGTTCCTGTATTATAATTCAAACCAGCAGCAGTTGTGGTAATACTACTAACACTGCTTCCAGTAGAAACAATTGTTCCCACTGAAGTTCCTGCTCCTGCGATCCTTCTACCAGCAGTTAAAATACCAACTAACCCATCAGTTGAAAGGATGGTCGTAATACCAAGTGTTACGTTCTTAGGAAGGACTGTAATTGCATTTTCTTGAAGTGTTGGAACATATCCATTACTTGAATCCAATGGAGGATTGCCAAAATGTGCAATTCCAGTATTTGATGTGAATTTTGCTTTATAAAGTTGGAACTTAAGATCAGATTCTTGTGCTGCAGTCCATATCGAACCATTTTGTGATTTAAACAGACTTCCAAGTGCAAACTGTCTAGAATATAATATTGCCTCAGAATCTGGAAGATTTGCAGTTTCAATAGTCTTCTCTCCCATCTGTGCAGTCCAAACTTCATATTGGTCTGTGTTTGGTGCAAGTAAAACCATCGCATATTCTTGACCAGGAGCAAGATAGATTGGAGTATCAAATTTCACTCTAGTTGGTATTTGTCCATTTGCTGAAGTTGTAATTTCACTTGGAAGAATAGTTTTTGGTTCTCCAATAGCATTTAAAGTTGGTATTCCTAATTCGACAGTTCTTATCTGAACTGTAAGTGGTTCATTTCCTCCTGGTTTTGATGAGAAGAATAGATCTAATTCTGTCAGGAATACTCCATTATCATCATCATTATCTCCACTGAAATCTGGTGCTTCAATATCTCTACCAACAGTAAAGGTTTGTGCAAGTGGATCTGCTCTTTGAACAGTAGCATTTGTTATGGTCGTAGTTATAGTAGTTACTTGCTGTGTTTTACGCCATGTACCAGTTGCAGTGTATGTTGTATCTCCAGCAGAAATTAATTTACTTCCTGGTAATGGAGTTTGATTTATTGAACTACTGGTCAATCTATAAGTTTTCTTTCCAGTAAGAATTCTTGGATTTGGTGCAGGATTAACGTGTGGATCCTTAATGAAGAATGATCCAAATAGTGTTCCATTAATATCAGAAATAAGTCTGAGATCTTTTACATATGCAATTGCACCACTAGTCTGTCCAACAATTTTACATCCCTTTTCAATATACCCACTAAAACTTCCTTGTGCCTCTGATGCGAGAGAATCAATGTCAATATTAATGGTTTTGGAGGATTGGCTATATCCAGATGGTATATTCTCTGATGTTACATATGGATTGGTAGTATATGTAGTTTTTGGTGAATTAAATTTTCCAGTTTTGTGATTTGATGATGCCAATCTAAATGTTGCTATTCTGTCACCATCTTTATAAACCCTTACAGTTTCTCCTTTTTGAAAACTTCCATTGGAAGAACCGTAGTTTGCTAAAGTATTTGAATTTGCAATTTCAATAAGTTTTGGAATAAAATCTACATTACTATGACTATCTAAGAATTGATAGTGTCTCGCAAGAGGTCTGAAAAGACTTCCAAAGAAACCAGTATTTCTAGAGCGAATATACTTTTCAGCTCCTGAAGAAACAATAACAGTTCTAGTGCTGGAGGATGTTGTTGTACTAGCAAAAGCACCAGTAGTGGTTACTGTCCTTGTTTCTGTTCTTGGTGGAAGTTGAATGGTTCTTACCCAAGTATCGGTGTTTGGAGAAAGATCAATTAAACCATTATATTCAACAATATGGAATGGATTAACATTTTCAACACGAGTTGCAAAAGACTGACTTAACCAATTAATTGAATCATATTTTAAAGTAATTGCATTACCTGTCTTTTGTACATTTGGGTCTAATAAATCATAATTTTCTGACAAATCTAACTGATCTTCAGCAATTTCTACAGCAGGAATAGGTCTCTGCTCTAAGGAATTTCTTGCTGCAAATGGTCTAAGTTCACCATTAATAATATTAGCAGTAGTTAAACTCTTATTAGATAAGGTATCATTATCAAAATCATCTACAAAAATTCCACTCTTAAATCTATCATTTCCGTCAGAATCTTCAATTGTCAGAGATTCTGTATTGATTTCTAGTAAACTTAAGGAAGTAAGTCTCTCCAAGTTTTCAACTCTATCCTCAAGATCACCAATATCTCTCATAGTATATCTTCTATTGTCAATCATGCTGATTTCAGCATCATCAGGATTGTACAAATATGCAGGAAGATTAATTTGTGCTAGTTGCATCAATTCTACATCTTCATTTGCTGGTGGTGCTGGTTCTACAGAGGAAGTGCCTTTTCTTACAATTACACTTCCAAACTTATCAAGATATACTCTATCAATTCTAGGGAGATAAAAATCATATCCGATTAAAGATCCTTCACCCGGTTTCAGTACAAACTTAGGATCTGTTCCAAAGTTTCTTGATGCAAAATCAAATGGTGATGATGTTGTTACTGAGAAATCCTGAACTCTTGGTCTAAAGTCCAAAGTATCAGATGCTCTAGTCCCTCTTGAACCAATGTTAGGAATATCATCTGAGAATCTATCTGCATCATAACTAAGAACAGTAAATACATCACCATTATCTGATGTTGGAATTGTATAATGATCATATACAACCAAAAGTCTTCTTTCTGGAACTTGAGATCCTACTCTAACTAGTCTTGAGAAATCATAGTATTCGTTTCTTTGACCTTTATCGAGGGTAAAGTTATTTGTAATATTTTTATACTTTCCAAATGTTATTTGTTCTATAGTGGAAATAATTCCAGACTCTTTAAATGTAACAGTCTCTCCAACAGTGAGTGTTTGATCATTTAAATAAACAATACCGAGATTGTTTGTTGGGACTGATGGTGTTGAAGAGGCATTTAGAACAATTCTAGCCAGTGCACCACTAGTAGAACCAATAATATCTTCACCAACGATTGCATCGGTATCTACTTGAGATATGGAAGAGAACTGAACTCTATCTAAAACAGGATCTGCAGTATTTGTTGATTCATATACAGCAAGAACTTTAGCAACATCAGGAACATTCAAAGAAATTTCATTATCCTGAACTCTTAATCCATAATACTCATTGTAAGTCAGTCCATTACCAGAACTAGAGATTGTAGAAAGATTTACAATATTTAAAGCACTTCTTGTATATTCTTTGATCTTACTTTGAATACCATTCTTTTTAAGAGTTACATTTACAACAACACTACTTTGTGAAGATTCTAATCCTTCAATAGTTACTGTGTTTCCACTTATGGAGAAAGCATCAGATGTGATTGTTCCAATTCCTCCACCAGTATAATGAACAGAATATCTTTCTTGATCAAATGCTTCATAAAATGCACTAGTAATGCCAGTAGGTAAACCGAATGATAGTTCACCAGTACCATCAGTAGTTTCTCCTGTGATTTGTCTAGTTATAGATAATTGTGAATCGGAAAGATCTACAGATGAGATATTGGAATCTGGAAGATCTGCATAAAGGAATGCATTTTCATTATTTCTTAATTCTGGAACTGCAAGTTCAATATTGTATGTTCCACCTGATGCAATACCACCTTCAAAAATTCCAGATACAGTGTTAATTGAAGTTACTCCTATTGATACCAAATTTCCTGATATACTATCAACTCTATTATATCTTAAATTTGTTCCGTCTTGATATTTGATGACATCCCCAACCTTAATACCAGTAAAAAGTTTTCCTGGACTTGTTAAAGTAGTTCCTGAAATATTAACTTGACTAATTCCATCAATTTGCTTTCTACTTAAAACAGTATCTGCCGCAAATGCAATTAATCCACTCTGAGATACGGACTTAATATCTCTAGTACCATAAACAGTAAAACTCTTAACTGCTAATGAAGAGTCAACTCCATTAACAATCAACTGCTCATCTGCAACAAAAGTTCCTGATGTTTGGTATAGATTTAGAGCACTTGCGTTAGCTGCTGCAACTACATAACCACTTGCTCCACTACTCTTACCTTGAATATAGGATGTTGTAGGAATCTCTGCAGTTGTTACTGCCCTATTGAATACAACGTTGGTATATGTCTGAATATCATAAAGATATAAGTCCCACTGAGTAGATGCACCAGAATATGCTGCATCAGTCAAATTAAAAGTGTATACCCTTGCTTTACCAATAATTGATGGAGAATCTCCTTTAAAGTTATCCTTTAAATCAATAACAGTATTTTCTTCTGGTGCACCAGCGACATTATTAACTCTCAAAAGATGTCCCATTTCAAAAGGAACATTGATACTGGATATATTTTGAGTATCTCTTGGTTTTTCAACATCAATCGTTGCTGTCGCATCCAATTCTACATCATATCCAGCAACGTATGCTTTACCAGGAGATACCTGAACACACATCAAATCATCTGATGGAGTATTCAGTTCTTCTGTAGTTTCATTTTCTAAAAATAAACCATCATTGTCAATTCTATCATTTAAAGAATTCAGAACATTTAATCTAAACTCATCAACAGTATAATGTCCAGATTCATCGTAAGTTCTTTCTGCAATATAATCTCTAATAGTGTTATATAATGTCTTATCAACTATTTTCTTTATTTGTCCATCATCAACTCTAAGAATTTCAATGAAATCGGTGTCATTAAAATCTGTTAACGGTTTTTTTGTTAAAGTTAATGAAATTTTAAATCTATCTGCACCAGGTGCTGCAAAGTTTGTGAATCCCTTTGCATTATCATACAAAGATTCATCATCTTTAGCATTTACTATTGTTTCACTTACTTGCAATCCAACTCTATAAGATGGAAGATTTGAATAATAGTCTAATATCAGAGTTTGCTTTAAAACATCAACAAAGAATCCTCTTACAAAATATACACCATTATCAATAGACGCTGCCGAACCCGTTGCAGTTGCATTCGAAGAAATCAGAGATGCAAATGAAGTTCCAGAGGGAATGGTGATGCTTCCGTAAGTTACATTTTCACTTGCAATAAGTAATTCTCCATCTTGGAATACTGATGTTTCAGAATCACTTCCTGCTTGAGAATATTTTACATATATTGTGATATACTCTACAAGATCACTTTCGTTTGTAAAGACTACGTTCTTAACCGTTGCACTTACACCAGAAGTCTGGCCGGTTACGGTTTTTCCAATAAAATTATTAATATAAACGGAAATATCCGATCCTAAATTCGTGGCATTTAATTTTACCGCAGAATATTCATTATCATATGTTATTGCTCCTGGAATAACCATGGAGCCTTCTTTAAAAATATTGCTACCGAAAGACTCTACCTGATTCTGTAGAATAGACTGAAGTGTTGTTAGTTCTCTAGCCTGAACTGGGTATCCTGGTTTGAATAATACTTTATAAAAGTTTTTATCCTTATCAAAATCGTCGTAATATGGACTGATATTTAAATCGGTTTTTTGTGCCATCTTTTTTTAGAATTCCAGAATGATTTTAACGTCTTCTTTTTGTCTAGAGTCTCTTTGAACTTCGGGTCTGTTATCGATATAGATTATATCTCCCGTCTTTTTATTTATCTCAGGATTTGCAAGTCCATCTGTAAAAGTAACACCTAAATTGATCTGTTTAGAGTTAATAGTGATTACACTACCACCTAAAGTAGTATCAATTGTCCCAGACCCACCACTATAAGTAATTGGATCACTATTATTAAATGCGGCAATATTCTTAGTATCCAGACTCTGTGTTTGATCAAACTTATTACCAAAACACAAAGACCTATCTTGATAATATTTTAATACTTTAGTTTCAGTATCAAAAGATGCAACATAACCTTTTGCAACAACATTATTGCCCTGGTCTTGACTAATTTCATCTCCGGGAGATATTGTTATTGAACTCGTTAATCCAACAGCATAAAGTGATGAAAAAGTATTTCCAGTAAAAGTTTGTGATCCTGTAAATGTTTCTGGATTTTTTATAACTCCAACCTGAGCAAATTTTGTATCGATAGGAAAATCTTTAGTGGAATCATCAAATCTTGCATATAATAATACTTTATCAGTCCCCAATTCTGTGTAGATATCATATCCGTGTCCCTTAGAAGGAGGAATGATTGGTATTAATTTTGATGCTGATCCACTATTAGTACTCAAATCAACAATTCCATAGGTGTAATCTTTTCCACCCTGAGTTACCGTGACTCCGGTGATTGATCCAGTAGAATTTACAGTAATACTAACTTCACCACCTGTTCCATCACCTAAAATAGAATGAGTTCCATTACTATATCCAGATCCACCATTTTCAATATATACTGTCTTAATTTGATTATTGTTAGTCTCAGAGTTTCCACCATCCCTAACTACAGCAATATCAGAATCTGAAGTTGTTGCCCAGTTATTTGGAACAACAATAAACTCTGTAGAATCAAATTTAATAACATCAGATGGTGAAACTTTAAACAAGTATTTCCATCTATACCCATCAGCATAAGAAACTGGTTCTACGTCAGTATGTGTAGGCTCAAGAGTTGACCTAGGAACAGTTGTACTTGCACCACTAGTTCCATTTTCGATACAAACATATACTTTAAAATCATCAGTGATTACATAATAATTTGCATCATATAATTTAAGAGCCTTACTTACCGGTGCCTGATTACCTTGTCCATAATCATGACGATACATATCGTATTGATTGTTTGCAGTCCACTCAACTTTCCTTATAACTCTTCTAGCATTTTCTGTAGTAATTCTTCGACCAAACAAACTAGTATCTCTATAATGAGACAAGTATTGAAAATTATCTACAGGATTATTTGTTGTACTTGAATTCCAATCACTGGCTCTGCCAAATCCAGTGGCAGTTGGATTTGATAGTCCCAAAAAAGCATAATAAGAATTATTACTGATGGACTCTACAAAGGAACCAGCATTCAATATTCTAAATTGATCTGTTACGAATGCAGACATATTAATTGTTTTTTAGATATTTATACGATAATATTAAGTTTCAATTTTGGGAAGAGCACCTGTTGCTCTTATATTAACTCCACCTCTTCTTTGGATAGTTGGATATGTTGACAATCCAGAAACAGTATTTCCTGTAACTCCAATAGAAATTGGATTAGAAGATCTTGTTCCTCCCGATAATTTACCCCACGAATATTTTCCAACCGGATTTAATATATCTCCCGAAGTATTAATACCCGTAGTATTGGTAGTAGAAAGAATGTTACAAGTTAAGATTCCTACGTGTGTATTTCCAGTTGGGGAAGTATAAGAGAAATCAGAAATATAATAAACATTATCAACAAAAATCGTTCCGATACCAACAGTTTCAGAGTCGGAATTATCAATTGATGCAACTCCATTACCAACTGTTGTATCGTAGATGTAAATTGGATTTCCAATGGATAATTGATCAAATGGTGTCCCGTTAGTATTGTGAATAACAGTAAATTGAATCGCAAGTGGATTCGATCCAGTTCCAGCAGATGTTGTAATTCCAGTAACAATTCCAGAGAATCCTTGAATATTATTAAATCCTGTAATTTTTTCAACAAGACCAGTTGAATATCCAACTGTAGAAATTCCATTAACGATTAATGCATCACATGGTGTAGAACCATCTGAATATGGAGTTCCCACTACAGAATTATTCACATTATCTTCATATTCAAAAAGTTCTACATTATCAACAAAGATATC